TTATCTGTTATTGTTTTAACGTTATCACTAAACTTAGCATCTTTGGTATTCCACCTAGCAACCGTATCCATTTGTCCTATTGTTCTAAATGGATACTTATATTCTTCTGGTTTTTTAGTATCAATATCTACTGCTATAAATGCATTTCCAAATAGTTGTCCTACCTGTGTTTCTACATTTTGAGCGCCCATTCCTTTTATTAATTTAGATTCACCTAAATCAGCTATACCACCATCTATGAATCTACTTTGTTCATCGGTAGTTAATGTATTTATTTTTAATTCACTTTTTGTATACTCATATTCTTCCCCACCTTTCATATTTCCAATAAAGTTACTACTACCATCATCAGTTGATATGTCAAATGTATAATCGTTATCACCTTTAACTATTTTTATTAAATTAATAGGTGAATCAGGTGCACCATATATTTGCGATAAACTTGCACCTTTATCTATAAGATTATCTTGTTGAAATCCATCGGCATCTTTTGGACCTGGGTAAGTATATGCATTGCCATCCTTATCTACTAATTTAGAATAATTTTGTACTCTATCATCTAATGCTCTACCACTTGCATCTTTCTTTTTAATTTGTTGATATTTTCCAGTATTATTTTTAGTATCAATATTTTCTAATCTTGCAAAAATAGGAAAACTATTTTTTACCATATTAGCAGATACTATTACATTTCCTAAATTTGTTGTTTGTGGTGTGTTATTTGCATATACACTAGAATAGTAATCACTTAATGTATGTTCACTATCTTTTCCAACTGATGGAATTTTCGAAGAATCTATTGTAGGTGAAAGGTATTGTATTATTTCATCTGAACTACTTTTTAAGTAGTCCATACCTGTAATTTTCATTTTGTGTGCACGTAATCTACTATAATTACGATACGATACGCCATCTTTAAATCCTGAATTTATTACTAAACTAGATGGGAAAAATGGTATTTTATTTTTATCGATTGTTGCAAATCCAGTTGCTGGTTTTACTTTTGGTTTCACTGGTGCTGGACCAGATTTTCCTTTCTTTTTTCCTTTTGAAAATAATTTACTTAATCCCAATCCAATTCCCACAACTGCTAATCCAACTGCTGCTGATTTTAATGAAGGAACAATTGCGTTTGCTGCTTGGTCTGGTGTTTTATTTCCCGTTAAGAAATTTCCTAATTTAGTTTTATTATTGTTATGATATGGATTATATCTTTTTCCAAATGCATAATCACCATTTATTAATCCTTTATAGAAATTCTTTTCCATTCCGGTTGGCGAACCATCTTCACCTACCGTCCAATCATCTGGAAATTTAGGATGAAATGCTGCAACTGCCGATATTGCTCCACCAACTAATAATCCTACACCACCTAATCCTGCTAATGCACCCCCAACTTTATCTGCTCCTTTTTTAATTGCTTTCTTTGTTTCATGTGGGTCTGTTCTAGTTGTGATACGAACTATATCTGTACCATATATTCGTGGAGTTGCTTTAACAAAGTCTAATGCTTGTTTATTATCGTTTGTAAATTTATTATCCGGTTCGGGTTTAAGCATACCCGCTTTTTGGCTATTTGGATTTAGTTTATCTGGCGTAGGCCATGCTTCTAATAATTGTAATAATGTTTTTCCCATTAGTATTTAGTTCCTCCGGATGAACCATTTCTAGCAGCACCATCATTAGTTGCTACGGTTAGTTTTTTACTATCTATATTAATTGCCGGTGCTCCGCCTACTTTACTATCTATTGATTTCAAAATTGCTATCATTTCATCGTTACTACCTCCACCTTCACCACCAAACAAATTCATTGCCATTCCACCAACTGCACCCAATGCCGCTAATACCGGAAGTGCAACTAATCCCATCGTTCCTAACATAAGTAATGATAAACTTAATGCACTAATTGCAGCTGCTAATCCAAATATAGGTAATATCATTGCAATTAATGGTAAAAAACTAGTCACCATTGTCGGTAATGCCGAAGCTATTGTTACAAATGCACTTGCCATACTTGTAAATACCATTGCAATTACTGTTCCTACTGCGGTTACTAATGGTGCTAATAAACTTAATGCATACGTTAATGGAATAAGTGCCGCACCAAATAATGCCAACAATCCAATACCAATTATTGCTGCAGGAGCGGTAGCACCAAATGTTGCTAATCCACCGCCTAAAGCTGTTAATCCAGTTGCTGCTAATTGACCGAATACACCTATTGCAATCATCGCAGGTATACCAAGTAACATAGCCGTCAATCCTACTGCGGTTGCTAATAATCCTAATGCTCCCATAAATACATTTCCAGTACCCATAAAACCTACACCTATTGCTAAGTTCATTAAGCCCGTACCAACCGTTGATAAATCCATTTTACTTAATATAAATAATGTAGGTAAACCAGGAAGTAATCCTAATAATCCTATACCAACTGGAATTAAGTTTAGTGCTCCTATAAATACTTTTCCACTTGCAAAATATTTTAAACCTGCTGCAATATTTTCTGCTTTTGTTTTAAAATTAGAACCATCATCTCCTTTTCCTGCTGTAGCTGTGCTTTTTGCTACACTATCCGTACCTTGTGTTACTGCGGTTGGATTTATTTTATTTTTTATAGAATCAGTTGCGTTAGCTTTTATACTATTTTTTGCCTTTTTACCTAATACTGATTTTGCACTTGCTCCCGATTGTTTTAATGCATCCGCTGCTCCTACTCCTTTACCTCTTAATGATTCGTACATTGCAGTTGGTGATTTACCTGCCATTAAGCTTTTACTAATACCACCTATTCTACCCCCAAACGATTTCATTGCTGCCATTGCTTTAGTGTAGGTAGATGCTTTAAATAAACTCTTAACTAAATCCAAACCTTTAGCTACTATCCCTGCCATTGGTCCACTATTTATATCTTTTAATGCTCTGGAATATTCACCTGCACCTAATACTAATCCACCCATTCCTTTTAATACTTTACCAGTTAGGGTGTTACCCATATTTTGTAATATCTCAGATGTTTGACTATATATTTGATTACCCACACCATGCATACCATTTAAGGTTTCTTCATGTGCTACCATTTGTTGCATTTCTGCATTTGAAACACCAATTGCTTTAGCAGTTGCTGCTCTTTGATACGGGTCCATTGCATTATAAGCAGCTATACCTCCCGCTGCTTCTAACCCTTCTTTCAATGCACCTGCTATATCTCCATTATATGCTAATTCTCTTGCTTTACTAAGGTTCATATCTCTACCTAATAAAACCGATGCTTCCATTTCATCTTGTACTGATGATTGGTAATCTAATAAATGGTCTGCTACTTTTGCCGCCGTTCCTAATCCTACTCCTAATTTTGCGGCTGCTACTGCTGCATCACCAATGTTTTTTCCACCATCTTTACTATATAACGCAAAGAATTCTGCATTATCTGCCACATCTTGCATTACTTGAGTTGGTGCTACCCCGTTTGCCATTGCTAATTGCTTAACATATTCGCCTGTATTTTTACCGGTCTCATAACTTTTTCCACTTAATTCACCAAACGCAGTTGACATGAATGCCGCTTGCTTTGCACTTAAATTATAATTAGAAGCTAATAAACCAGCATCTACTGCCATCCCCATTGTTAAGTGATGTGAATCACCTAAATCTTTAGCTAAATCCAACGCAGCCTCACCTGCTTCTTCACCTAATATTGCACCTACCAATCCTACTTGTGTTTTAAGCCCTACCATTTGTGTCATTCCAACACCAATTTTCTTTCCTATCTCACCAAACTTTTCTGCGATTTCACCCGCACCAAAGGCCACTAATGCAATTTTTCCTCTAGTAGAACTTAAGAATACTTCTGCTGTGGTTGTCAGTTTTTTAAAAAATTTATTTATGGAATGTAATTCTTCACCTAATTCTTCATATATTTCTTTTACTTCTTTACTTTGACTTGCAAATTTACCTGCTGCTACTCTATTATTATTTAAGTAACCGGTCATTGAATCAAATGTACTAGCTAATTCTTTGGTTAAAAGTCCAGCGTATGCTAATTCTTCTTTTTCTTTTTGAATTGCTTTTATACTATTATCAATTTCAAAATTCTTTTTTGCAATTTCAGTTGCATCTTCTTTATTTAATTGTGCCAATTCTGCAATTAAAGATGTACCCGTTTCTAATGATTTTGTAACATTTAAAAATTTATCTTGTTCCCATTCATTGTTAGTATTCTTTGCAGCATTAAATATTTCATTTGCAAAAGATTGCGATGTTTTTAATTCTTTAGATAACGATTCATATAATTTAGGTAAAGTTTTAACAGTACTTGCTAAACTTGTCATACTATCTAATCTAGTTGATTCTAAATCATTTGTAGATTTTACAATACCTCTATTTGCAATTAAATCCTTTCGTATTGCCGCTAACTTTTTTTGTTTTTCTTCAATTATTTCTTTTTGGACACTATCTTCTTCTGTTAGATTTTGTTCTAATTTATAGATGTCTTCTAAAAGATTTTTGATTCTTTTAACCGCATCTTCGTTTGGAAGAAACCCGCCTGAATTATTAGATGTTGCCTTTGCCATTTATATTATAATAAGTGGTATTTTCTTAATTTAGTATTAAGTTCTTCGGTTTCTTTTGCAACACGTTCCATACTACTAACTACATCAGGATGTACATCTGCTTTTTTTATTTTTGCCATAAAACTTGAAGATACACCTCTTTGCAATGATTTAAAAAAGTTATCAACAAATGATGTTAATATTCCTTCGTTTAGTTTTGTATATTGTTTTTCCATATTCTATATAGTTTAATTATAAATATCATATAAAACAAAAAGTTAGGAGTTTTTATCTTCTCCTAACTTTACTATTTGCTTTTTGTATTTGTTCGTTTTCTTTCTTTTTTATATCAACTAACATATTTGCATACATTCGTCTAATATGAAGTGGTAAATTATATACATCACTAAATGTAAATCCTCCACCACCTTGAAATACCAAGAAAAATAATTCTTCGTATAACCCTTTTTTATAATCCGCTGGAAGGGTAAAAAAAGTTGATTCCAAAAGGAATATCAAGTGCCTCCGTTTCACCCGTCACATCCGATATGAACTCAAATTTCATATTTAAATCCGGAGATATACTTTTTATATGTGCTCTAAATGCTTGAACATCTTTTGCTAAGAATTGATTACTTACCCAATTATTTACATATCCTCTATCTGAATTATCATTAACAGATAGTATCATATATTTTAATCTCGTTGTAACTTCCGATGAATTTGTTTTTCCTTTTGTTAATCTTGCTAATGCATTGATTTCATTAGTAATATCCTTTTCATCTTTATGTGTTAATAATTTAAATATTATTTTAGTTTGGGATGGTAATACAAATGCATATCTATTTTCAGTATTTAACAAAGAATAATCAATATCTTTAGTTTGAATCTTTGTTAAATCAATTGATACTTTTTGTTTTTCACCACTAAAAGGGTCTGTAATTTCTACATCGTATTCAGGACCATATCCTAATACTCTTGCTGCTAAGTAAATTGCGTTTTTATCACCCGTAACCAAATCATCTGCATTAACACCTGTTTGAACTACAACTGATTCTAATAATTTATCTAATACTACACCCTTATTAATTAGGTTACTATCTGCTAAAATATCTTCTTCTCTTGCAGTAAGGTATTTAATTTCTAATGTACCTTTACTCAATGGATTACTTTCCGCATATACCTTACCTTCTGATGGTAATGATATAACTTGTGTTGGGAAATTAAATGTTGATGTTGTTGTTTGAGGTTGTGTTTGAACGGGTGTTCCACCTCTTTGGATGTTTATGTTTTCTTCCATAATAACTTTTTGTTTTGTTTTATATAACTATTTGTTTTTTTAATTTTTAATCTTCACCACCTAAATCAAAATGGTCTTCCCACTCTTTTACCGATTTTGCTTTTCTTTTTTTAAAATTATTTTTTTTATGAGTTGTAATATTAGTTGGTTGATAGGTTGTATAACTCCAATTAGAACCACTGGGATATCCGTATGTAGTTGATGTACTTCCAAATCCAAATTGTGGATTAGCTATTGTAATAGAACCACTACCAGGTGTTGTTGTAATCGTTGTACCATTGGTATCTCCACAATTTATTTTATATGGGTTGTATGGGTCATATGGTTGGATAAATGGTAATGTTTGTATTGGTGCAGTGTTTGGAACTCCAAATGGAAATCCTATTGGTGTTTCATCTTTAACCTCTGCTAATTTATCTTTTAATAAATCCCATTGTTTTGGAGTAATGTTGTATTCATGTACCCCATCTGTAAATCCTTTTAACCAAAGTGTAAATTCTTTTGATGTCATAACTATATATTTGTATATATAAATATAACGAAAATAAAAAAGGGAAACAAATAATGTCTCCCTTTTCTTTTATATTTTTCTTTAGATTAGAATTCTAAGATTGCGTAATCGTAAGTTAAAGTTAATGATATCATAACTGGATCGTTTGAACTCCAATCTACATCACCAAACTCTGCCGAAGAAATCCAAGCACCAACAATTTTCCATTGTTCTACTTTATCACCAACAGGTCCTAACATATAGAAATCGATATTCTTTTTATAGAAATCTGCATACCCGTCTCTACCAGTGATAGATTCGTGTCCACTTCTAATCCATTCCATTACTGATTGTGCACCACTTGGTACAATTGGGTCATATAGAGTGATAGTGATATCAGTCCAATTTGATTTACCTTTAATTTTTCTCTTTAAGTTGATATGGTCTAATTCTACAACTTCACTTTCTAACTTAGGTCTGTTTGCTGTTTTAATCATGAAAGATGGAATACCATCGATTTCCATAATGAAACGATTCGCTAACTTTGGTTCAAAGTTTGTATAAAATATCTTATCAAATGATAATACGTCAGCCATTGTTTATTTCTCCTTTACTTATTATAAGTATATCTTTTTTTAATTATGCGTTAAAAGTTGCCCCAGTTGGTAAAACATTGAAATCAATTTGAATGAATTCTGCAGTTTTAGTTGGTTGTAAGAATATTGCACCTTTTAAGATGTTTCTATCGATTACGTCTGGAGTGTTGTTGGTTTCATCCATTACAACTTTGAATGCGTATAAACCTTGTCTTTGTTGAATGTTTTCTAAATAAGGGTTAACTGTATTTAAGAATTTAGTTCTTGTATCTGTTGTGTTTTGTTCAAATATTAAATATCTACTAGTTGAAGCAATATACTTCTTAACTGTGATAAGTAATCTTCTAACATTGATTCTATCTAATGCTGATGGTCTAGCTTGTAAGGTTTTTTGTCCGAATGCTACGATACCTTGTCCAGGGAACTGAGCGATTGGATTTACTTTTCCTTCATATAAAGTATCTCTATCAGAATGAGTTAATCTATCTAATACTGCTACTGCACCAGTGATACCACCTCTATTCAAACCTGCAGGTGCAAACCACTCAGCTGATGTAGCATCGTTAGCTGCATAAACTCTAGGTAATAAAACTGAAGGTGGAACTGCGATTAATTTATTTGTGTTTGTGTCAATTGTTTTAACCCAAGGATAGTAAACTGCTGCATAGTTAGTATCTAAACTTTCTGCTACACCTACTACCGTTGCAATACCAGCACTTTGTCCTGCTGCATCCATAATATAGAATGTATCCGCTCTATTCTCACATATATCCATTGCGTATTGAGTTACATTACTATGGTCGTTATGATTAACACCAGGTAATACTAATAAGTTAATATCCCACTCATCTACATTTGATAATGCATCTAAACATTTTTTATATGCTACTGAACCACTTGCTGCTGAATCAGATAAATCTAATCCTTGAACATTTCCAGAAGTAATATCTGTTCCTTTGTTAGAAGTAATTGTTGGATTTAAACCATCAAAACCACCTTGGAAAGCGATTGTAAATGTTCTATATGATACTATATTTGCATTTGCGTTTGCACTTAATGGTAAACCTACTAATGTATCTAATGAGAATATTGAATTATTTCCATTATATCCTAAAGTTGCAGTTAATGGCTTTAAGAAAAGAGTATTATCAGCATTATCTAAATTGATACCACTTGCATAAATAGATGAACTATATGATGCGGTTGTAAATGTTACACCAGGTAAATTAGCTAATTCAGCAGATGAACCACTTATAAAGTTTTCATATGCAGCGTGTGCGTAAGGTACTGCTGTTACAGGATACAAATCAGAATCTTTTGCTTCAACTCTAATGTATTTAGATTTATTAAGCCAATCACCAATTGTAGTTACTTTACCATAAGAATCAATTGTACTTACTTCATCACCGATTACTCTAGCAATATAGTTAGTTGAAGTTGGGTCTAATGATAAATTATTATATTGTTCTAAAATGTTTTGTCTTTTATCGGTATCATCATATTTTCTAACATATAGAGAGAAAGTTCCATAATCAGAACCATTGATATCACCTGCTGCTTTAATGTTACCAATAGTAACTTTAAATCTTGTATTTTCTACATTACCATCTGCTAAAGTATGTATACGGAATAATTCATATCTTAATCCACCCATATCTTGTGATTGAATCCATGGAGTAGAAGCGTAAGTTGCATCGGCTGTGAAGTTTTGGTCACCCAATATCACATAACTTACATTTGCATTACTTGCAGTATTAAAACTTGTGTATGTGGTAGTTGCTGCATCAGAAAAATATCCATATACATATGCTTCTTTTGTTCCTAATGGTGAAGTACCAAATACATCATCTACTGATTGAGTTGATGATGGAACTAATGAAGTTGCATATGAACCACTAAGTGTTGCTCCACCTAATGAAAAATTACCACTATTAGCAGTGTTTGAACTTGCACTAAATGTAGTTGAAAAACTATTAGTATCTGTATCGGTATTAAATAGTACTGCTACTGATTTAGATACTGATGCCGATGATATAGTTAATAAAACAGGATTTTGTTCGGTATATCCACCGATACCTGCTACTCTACAAATAGTTACTAAACCAGTCTCTCTTAAATAATTTTGAGCGGTTAATTCTGTGTAATATGTACCATCAGCTGCACCGAAGATATCTTCTAACTCAGATGGTGATGTTACGATTGTTGGTTTAAACGCCGGTCCTTGTTTGAAAGGTCCTACAATTGCCCCACCAATAGCTCCAACTCCTTGTGCTATGAATGATAAATCGTTTTCTCTTGTAAATACACCCGGCGATACTAATTTTTCAGCCATTTTATTTGTTCTCCTTATAAATTATGTTATAATATTCTAATATAAATATACAATATTTGTTGTAAAAATATATTATTGTTGTTCTTTTGGTTTAAATTCTCCGGTGGTGGTATCTAAATCTCCATCTCCGTATTCTTTTTGAATTTCAGATAAGAAATTTTGTTCTTCTACACCTAATTTTTCAAACTCTTCAAACATATTTTCTTCATCAAGTTTTAATTGTTTTTGTTGAATTTGATTTTGTCCTATAATAAAAGTTAATTCATTAAATTTTCCTTTTAGTTCTTTTAATTGTTGTAACTGCTCTGGTTTGATTTGTGCCATAGTTTTTTATTTTATTTGTTCTATATATAAATATATATTTTTTTACTCAAACGATATTATAATCCGTATCTACCTTTTAAATTATTCCAAACATTTCCTATTTCAGTTGCAGTTAATGCTCTTTGATAGAAAAAGAATGAACCTAAATTACCAGTATTATTTTGCATTAAATAAATATCAGATGTTCCAGTAGTTGCTGCTGCGGTTGTTGATGCAGATGCTACTTCTGAGTTGTTATTGTATATTTTTGTTGTACCAGCACCTGTTGTAACTGCAATCATATGCCATCCTGTTAAAGTTTGACCTGTTGCTGATGTGTTACCATTCGGTGTTGATGTAAATGCGATAGTTGTTGAACTTGCATTTAATGTATAATCAGTTCCTCTACTTAATATATTACCACCACTTGCATTTACAAACGCTATAATAGTATATCCATTTCCAGATGTTGTATTAAAGTTTGCATTACCAGTACCACTACTATATGCTTGTTCTTTGATACCATATTTACCACTTGCAAATGTTAATGATTTTGGAGATGTTCCGTTGAATGTTGGTGCTACTATTGCCGGATTGGAAGTTCCACCGGTTAAGTTAAAACCGGTTGAATAGCCTGCTACATCATTAAAGTTTGTAGTTGAAACTGCTGTGTTATAAGATGCCTCAAATTGAGGTTCTAAATAACATACTAAATTTGTCCATGGAATTGGTGCAGTTGCTGCTCCTTTATTATGTGAAACAAATCCATTAGCTAAATAAGTGTGTGCCGTATCTACTGTAATTGTTGCGATTTCCAATGTTTTATTTACAAATTGTACTAATTCTACTAATACATCTTCTACTAAACCAGTTGCTGCATTATATTTAACTAATTTATCACCTTCAACAACATCTTCTGCTCTTGTAAATTGATAAGTTTCAGTTAATGCATCCCATACAAATAAAGGATGTGCGTGTGTTGCTTTGATTGCACCATCATTAATAGAAACATATGAATCTGCAAATGAAAAATAAATGTTACTTACTTCTGCATTTACAATTTCACCATTTGAACCAGTTGTGTTATACCACCAATACCATTCACCTTCATCATTTGCCGGAAACCATTCTGGCATATCAGTTGGTACGAATGTTTTAATCATATCACCTGCATATAAATCACCTGCTAAAACAGTTGAACCATCTGCTAATAAAATTTCAGTATCAGTTGCTACACAAAGAACATCTGAGTTGATTGAGTTATATGAATCTACTGAATAAATTGTTTTTGTACTTGCTGCACCTGCTCCACTATTTCCTGTTGCATTTGTAGTATAGGTATCATCATAATATGCAGTTAATGTTGTTGCATTACTACCACTTAATGTTGCAGCTGCTAATGCTTTTGCACTAATAGAAGTTGTTGCACCATTTGTACCAATTGTAAAATATGTACTATCGTTTACCGTCACACTATAATTAGCTGCTAGTATCTTTACTCTATTATCAAATGCTAAACCTTGTCCGGTAAATGCAAATGTAAGATTTTCAGATGTACTTTCTACTATATAAGTAAATGGTTGTGTTACCGCTACATTACCATATATAAATGAACTCATTGATACCGGTGTTCCTGCTAATGCGTTTGCTGCATTTAATGAAGATGATACTAAACCACTTCTAGTTGTACCAGCCCATGCTCTATACAAATTTCCTAAACTTAAATTACTTGCTGCCATATTATTGTTTTCCTTTTAACTATTATAAATATCTAATAAACTATTAACCCATTTGTTTCTATCCGAATACTCTAACATATATTCTTTTATTTTGTTGAACCAATGTTTTTTATATTCGTAATCACTATTCTTAATCCATTGTATTGTTCCTTCAAATTCAGTTTTAGTATCTGCTCTAAAAGGATATACCCAATCTTTCATCCATTCTTTACTTAATATAGGTAGTTTTCCATAATCAACCGCTTGAAATATTGAATATCCAAATGGCTCATAATTAAAACAACTATGTGAAATTCCCCAATCTAAACGATAAAACCAATCTAACTTACTATAATCAAACATATATCGTTTAGCTCGTTTGAAATTCACCCCATATCCCTTCTCCCACACATCATTTAGAACTTTTAGTGTTGTAAATAAATAACAATCTATATTTTCTAAATACCAAACTCTCTTTCTTGTTTCAGTTCTCGCTGCAAATCCTACTTTTGTACTATCACTCAATTCTAAATTATGAGTAAAATCATAATAATTAGGAATATCAATGAACTCATACTCTGCATGCTTTGGAGTTTGAAATAATCCTATCCAAATTCGTTTCTTAGCTGATTTAATTATATTATTTTCCCACTCCGAGTCTGCTCCATAATGTTGCATTCCTGGTGCTTCTGAAAATAATCCAGCTTTGAGAGACATATCAATTGAATTATGCATTACATAACTTTCAATCTTGTCCAAATTGTTTAGGATTGCTGAGTTAGGGTAATAGTGTCCGTGTAGTATGTGTATTCGCCGAGCACTATTTATAAGTTCATCGAACTTATCTTTATCATCCACTTGCCAATAAATTTCGAGGGGGAATTTCACCCCCTCAAAATCATCTGGTTTCTTTCTATGTATAAGTAGGATAGGTTTTACTTTTAAGTGAGGAACAACGTATTCTACAAAGTTATTCACCCAAACATCACTACCAGCACCTACTTTATTTCCGAAACCTGTTGTATAATATACATCATACATTTTTTATTATTTTTTTAGAGCTTCTACTTCTGCTTTTAATTCAGCTATTTGTGTTTGTTGCTCTTTAATTGCTTCTACTAATAAACCAACCATCTTAGAGTAATCGATACCTAAATATCCATCTTCTCTTTCTTTTACTACTTCTGGTAAAACTTCTTGCACTTCTTGTGCGATTAAACCAGTTGAAGGTGCGGTTTTAGTTACTTCATTTGCATCTTCATTCCATTCCCAAGTTACACCATTTAATTGTTTAACTTTATTTAATGCATCTGAAATGTTTACGATGTTATTTTTTAATCTTCTATCTGAACCTGAGAACGCTACGATATCACCCGTTGCAGATACACTTGCGAATGCTACTGCTGAGTTTGTTGCTACCGCTTGTCCAATTGAAATTGTTGGAGTTGCACCTTCACCACTATTGTTTGTGATTGTAACACCAGTTCCTTGTACTAAACTTGCAACGTAATCACCGGTTGTATCAGTTCCCAATGCTACTGAATTAGCAGCGATTGTAGTTGCAAATGATACGTTAGCTAAATCTGTTATTGTACCAGTACCTGTTACATCTCCGGTTAACGTAATTGAAATATCTTTTCCTTCTAATGTTGTTACTCTACCACTTATTGCATCTGTTACTACTTTAACTGAACCACTTATTGTTGATATAGAAGTTGCAGTTGCACTTGCTACACTTGCAGAAGTTGCAAAAGTATCTGTTACTGCTTTAACACTTGAACTTAATGAAGTTATAGAAGTTGCAGTTGCACTTGCTACACTTGCAGAAGTTGCAAAAGTATCGGTTACTGCTTTAACTGAACTACTTAGTGTAGTTATTGATGTTGCAGTTGCTGATGCTACTGAACTACTTACTGCGAATCCACTTGCTGCTACCGATGCGCTTAATGCTACTCTTGCTGCATTTGAAGAACTAAGGTCAGTTGCTGCGCTTGCACTATATGATGATGCACTTTGGAATGCTCCCCATGCACTTGCACTTACAATAGTTACACTTGCATCTGTTGCAAATGTTGAATCTAATGAAGAACTAAATGTTTCTGCTGCTACTAATCTACTATCTACTGATGTACTATATAAAGATACATTTCCTATACCTGTTATTGTTGATGCGCTTAATGTACCAATTAATGATATTGAACCACTAACTTTTAATGAACCAGTTACTGCGGTTACTGCTGCAGATGAAGTACCAAATGAACTATCACCTTTTGCAGTTAAACCCTGATCCATTATCATTCCGTTTCCGGTATTTGATAATGTAGAAACTACTACACCATTAGATACCATTTTGATTGAACCAGTTGAAATATATAAATCTCTGAAAAATTTATCTACCGAACCTAAATCATATGTATTACTTACTCCAGGTATAATTGAACCTGTTAAATTTATATCACCATTTATGAATTGAGAACCTGTAAATCTATTTGTTTTACTATCATCGGTAGTTGCAATTCTACCATCATTTAACATCGCGGAAAATGTAATGTATCCACCAGAAATTGCACTAAATGCATGTTCGGTTAAAGTTGAAACTACTGTACTACCTTCTACAAATTTAATTGAACCAGTTGAAATATATAAATCTTTCCAAACTTTAGTTGTAGAACCCAAATCAAACGTATTAGTTGTTGATGGGATTAATGAAGAACTTAAAGATGCTACTACATTAACGGTATCACTTACATTATCACCGATTGTAATTGCTCCACCTAATATTAAGTTACCATCAATTTTTGCATTTCCTGTAATATCTATTGAAGAACCCGAAATACCAGAGAATGAACCTGCACTTCCTGTTCCAGATGCACCTAATGTAATATCACCACTTGCACCACCAATTTGTAAAGTTCCTAAATCTGTATTTACATATGGCTCACCAAATGCTAACGAACCTGATTTCTGTGCGGTCGTACCACGTCTAAATTTTAATCCCATTGTTTGTTTTTGTTTGTTTTGTATTTATCATTAGAGACATTGGTGTAAACTTAATTGTATATAGTAATAAATATGTAATTCGTATTAAGAACCCACTTTATTTTCTAATTCTTTTATTCTTTTTTCTTGTTCTTTTACAACCTCAATTAATAAACCTATAATCTTATCGTAATCAACTCCTAAATAACCAGTATGTGTTTCTTTTACTAACTCAGGTAATACTTTTTCAACATCTTGTGCTATCACACCATAATCATGTTTACCTGCTTTAAACATAGATTTATCGTTCCAATCAAATTCAACACCTCTTAATTGTTGTACTTTTTCAATAGGGTTAGAAATTAATTGAATGTTATCTTTTAATCTTTCATCTGATGTTGAGTATGCTGTTATATCACCCGTCACATTTAACGAGCCACTTATGATTTGATTTTGTGTAAATGTATTTTCTACAGCTAATTTAGCATAAGTTGTATTTGCACTTGCACTATAAGAAGTTGCTGCTGCATTACTTGCACTTATTGATGTTGCAAAACTACTACTATTATTTGTAATATTATAATTACTTGCACTTATTGATGTTGCTAATGAAGAACTATACGAAGATGCACTTTGGAATGCTCCCCATGCACTAGCCGAAGCTTGTGTTATATTACCAATGTTAGTGTTTATAGTTGTATAAAAGCTACTACTATAAGAACTAGCTGATTGAAATGCTCCCCATGCACTTTGAGAATTTATAATTATTCTATTATCTACTGATGTTGAATATTCCGTTACATTACCTATACCATTTATACTACCACTAAATCCTAATGATGCAGTTATTGAACCTGTTATTAATAATGCAGTTGCACTATATTGGTCTAAACCGTTTTGTGTTAATCCAGTAAATGTAATACTATCAACAACTTGAATACTTTTAGCAGTTGCACCTTTAATTAAAATATTTCCTAAAGTACCCTGTGTTTCATATGCTAATACCGGTAGTTCTGCACCTACTAATGTTGTTGCTACTAATGTATCACAATAAACTGTTCCACTTGCACTAATATTTGTAGATGCTGTAATATTATTAAATTGTACATTCGACCCGATTGCTAATCCACTTGCAATTGCACTAACTTGTGTTCCTATATGTGTAAAATCAATTCCGGTTTGTCCTGTTGTATCGTTATGAGTTAATGTACTTGCACTAATTCTCGTATCAAATGAAGAACTATCGTTTTTATATGAAGAACTAAATGTATTTATTGTTCCACTAATTGAAGAACTATAATATATTGAAGAACTTTGTAAACTTGCACTTACTAAACTTAATGAAGAACTGAATGAGCTACTATACGAACTTGCACTTTGGAATGCTCCCCATGCTGATGCACTTGCTTCTGTTATGTTTGTATCTTGATTTGCATCTCTTGTATAAATTGATGCCGAATATGAAGATGCACTTTGGAATGCTCCCCATGCACTCTGAGAATTAATTAATACACTTTGAGTTGTATTATTAATTGTTGTATAAAAACTAGCACTATAAGATGATGCACTTTGAAATGCTCCCCATGCACTTGCGCTTACTATTGAATGAGATACACTTTGAGTAGTATCTGTAAAATATAAAGATGAACTTAGATTAGATATATCTATTGTTGTACCTACTTGTATTTCACTTCCTTTTTTACCCGCTTTCCATATATCATTTGTTACATCCCAAATCATTGAACCGGTTATGGTACTTGCACCAACTTTATCGGTTACCTCAATACCACCATTTACTGCACCACCTGCATCTAATTGTATTACACTTGCAGATAAATTTACAATAGTTGCATTAATGGTTGTAGTTGTACCTCTTACTAAAAAATCACCTTGAATTGTAACGGATGAACCGGTTAATTCTATTGCAGTTTTTAAAGAAGATGTATAATTTTCAATTGAATCTAATCTACCATCAAATGAAGTGCTATCTGAATTATATTGAGAACTACTAAATGTTTGTAATAATCCTACTGATGTTGAAACACTTGCACTAAATAATGTTAATACACTTGCGGTTGATTCTACTAAATCTAATCTACTATCAAATGAACTACTATCGTTTTTATATTGTGATGAACTAAACGTTAATAAAGATGCACTTACATTATTTAAAGATTGGGAAGTTGCAATATACGAACTACTTACATTAAATAAAGATGAACTTACACTATTCAAAGATTCTGAAGTTGCATTATAAGATGATGTAATAGATGCGGTAAATGAATTAACACTACCACTATGTTGTTCTAAATTATCTAATCTAGTATCATCTGATGTTGCTGCTATTTCTAAACTATCTAATCTACTATTTACTGATGTAGAGAATACTTTTATATCTATACCATTAACCGAACCACTTAAAGAACCTGTGATTGAAGTAATGTATGCGGTTTTCCAATTTTTATTTGTAGCACCACTACCGGAAAATCCTAAATCAAATGTATTATCTAAATAAGGAATCATTGAAGATGAAACTTCTGATAATAATGTAACCGTATCTATTGATGATGTACTACCAAATTGTAAATTACCTATAATAGTAGTATTACCATTTATCAATACATTCCCACTTGCAGTTATATCACCACTAACAGTAAAACTACCATTATTAATTCCACCTATTTTTGCTAATTGAATATTATTACCACTTCCTGATCCCAATGCTAATGATTGAGATGTCATATCATAATATATTTCACCGCTGGCTAATGAACCGGTTAGTGATTGTCCTCTTGCTATTTGAAATAATGCTCTTGCCATTTAAATATTTTATTCTTTTTTATAAATATCAATTTTAATTAAAATCCAAATCACCCTCTGCATTTATATATTTTGCTAAGTGATAATAGTTTGCAGTTACACTACCGGTTGTTACATTAAATGCAGTTGCACTCATTGATACATACGTTAGATTACCAATTTTTATATCAAGTGAATTTTGTAATGCTGATATTGTTGTATTACTTGTACTATCTTCTATATAGTTTACTGTGCCTGCTGCGTTTGGGTCTAAATTAAAATCAAATGTATTAGGTCCTGCTGCTACTCCAACTTCACTTCCGTTTACTAAAAATGAACCGGTTACTGAAACTGAACCTGTGAATTGATGTATATCATCGGCTGTATTACCGAATTTAGAACTACCACTTTCAAATATAACCGATGATGAAATTATATTAATATTAAATTGAGTTGCATTAATTGCACCCAATACGGTTAAACTACCGGTAATATTTGCACTTCCACTTAATTGAAAATTGTTGTGTGTAATGCTTAAAGTATCGTTAATTGATAACCCACTACCACTTAATGAACCACTTGCATCGATATCACCATCTGTAATTACATCTCTAACTACATATAAATCTCTTTGTATTGTAATATCATCACTAACGAATAAAGAACCAGATGTGATTGAATTCGTTGTTACTATTGTTTCTACTGACTGAACTGAACCGGATTTCTTAAAATATAATTTACCATCGTAAGTATTAATTGCTACTTCACCAAAGTTAATTGAACCCGTATCAGGAACCCTACCAGGAACGGCTGAGCGTTTTAGTATAATGTTTTGAGCCATATGTATGGAAACGTTTTATGTGTTATCTAACAACGAAAAAAGGTACTATATAGTACCTTTATAAATATATTAAAATAAATTAAAACGAAATTATATTATATGGAGATTGTTACTGTAATTGGATATGCATCATTAAATGCAGTTCCACTACTTGATACTAAATCTAATGTACCAGTTGGTGGGACACCCACCTTATCATTCCAATATACACTAACATCATCAGGGTATTGATTATGTATTCTAAATGCTCCTGGTGTAAATGAGAATTCTATATGATACGCTGCTTGTGAAAGTCTTATCGTACCACTATTTGTAGTCATAGATGTTAATATTGTAGTTCTATCTACATTAAGTGCATCTATAAAATTTATATAAAGACTAGCATCCTCTAATATTAAATTAGGGTCTGCTATTCCTAAATTAGTAGTATGGTTAGGAAATGTTATATTTCCATCATTCAGTGCCGGATTGAATCCACCTGCTCCAATTACTAAATAATATTCACCTGCAGCTGCTCCTGCATTATTTGGAACTATTGTAAATCCATCTGTAAATTGTATTAAAGCCATTTTTTATTTTTTAGTTTTTATTATGCCCAAACACCTGCATCAGGACCTGCTGCAAATTGAGTATAAATTGATGAACTGAATGATAATACATCACCGATACCATATACACTACCACTAAATCCGTTTGCAGTTGTGATATTTGCTATTGTTACATCATTATATCTAAAATCAATTGATTCACTTATACTTGCTACTTTATAAAGAGAACCACTACCTTGAATAAATCCGATTGTTCCTGCAAATGGCTCAGAGTTGAAATCAAAATCATCCGGTCTCATTGATGCGGTTACACCGGTCAATGCTCCACCATCACCACTAAATGAACCAGTGAATGCACCACTTACCGGACCAGCAAAATATGTGTTACCATCAAAGTTTGCATTACCATTGATTTCTAATTGTCCAAATGAACCTGTTCCTAAGATATTAATTGAACCAGTTACTTCTGCACCAGTTACAACTAATTGTTCAATTGTTATTGTCCCAGCATTATCTTTTTTAAGAAATACTCTACCATCTGTGGTGTTTACACCCAATTCACCAAGTTGTAATTGGTCGGTTGTAGGTACTTTAGCCGCTAAATTTGAACGTCTTAATAATACTGATTGTGTTACTGCTGCTGCCATATATTTGTTTTCCCTTTTACTTGTTTGTTATTAGAATGAACCACCATCTATTGTTGTTTCTAATGTTGTTATTCTATAATTACTTGCACTTATTGATGTTGCAAACGATGAACTATTGTTTGTAATATCAGTACTTTGAGTTGCATCAGTTAAATAGATTGAAGCACTTAATGCTGAAACTACATATGCACTTGCACTAAATGAAGTTGCTACCGAACTACTAAAGTCACCAGTTACACTTGCTACACTTGCAGATAATGCAGTTATATTAGCGTTACTAGCCGATGTAGATGTTGCAAATGCTCCACTAATTGAAGTTACATTTGCTGCACTTGCACTAATTGAAGTTGCTACCGAACTACTAAATATAGTTTGAGATGCTACACTTGCACTTAATGAAGTTGCAAAAGATGAACTAAATGAACTAGCTGATTGGAATGCTCCCCATGCACTAGCACTTGCTTCTGTAATATTTGTTGTTTGTGTTGAATCAGTTGATGCAATTGAAGCACTTAATGCTACTCTTGCTGCATTTGAAGCACTAAAGTCCGTTGCTACTGATTGAGAGAATGTACCACCAACACTTGCTACTGAAGCACTTAATTCAGTTATTTGATAATTACTTGCAGATGTTGATGTTGCAAATGATTGGCTAAATGAACTAGCTGATTGGAATGCTCCCCATGCTGATGCACTTGCTGCATTTATATCAGTATAAATTGCATCATTATAATCTGCGTATCCATCTAAATCTGCTATTGCAATTTGAGCACCACCACTTACTACACTATCACCTATTGCTAATAATACTTTACTTTCACTATTCTTAGTTCCAGCCTTCCAATAATCGTTTGTTGAATCCCAAAGTAATGAACCAGTTGCTGTATTTGGTGCAGTTACATCTTTAATATACAAACCACCATTAGTTGCACCAGTACCATTTAATTCGATGATGTTATCACCTAATTCAATTGTAGTTGAATTAACCGAAGTTGTTGTACCTCTTACTAATAAATCTCCTTGAATTGTTACACTTGAACCAGTTAATTCAATCGCCGTTTTTAACGATGATGAATATGTTTCTAATGCATCGATTCTACCGGTTTGTGTGTTACCATTTGATGCTAAAGAAGCACTTACTGCACTTAATGAAGAACTAAATGAACTACTTATTGATGTTACATTTGCTGCACTTGCACTAAATGAAGTTGCTACCGCACCACTTACTACACTTAAATTTGTTGCAGTTGTAAATGCACTTGCAGAATCTGTTGTTGCTAATGAAGAACTTACGTTAGTTATTGTTGATGCTACCGCACCACTTAAAGCAGTTTGAGAAGCCACACTTGCACTAAAATCAGTTGCAATTGAAGCACTTAATGCTACTCTTGCTGCAGTTGAAGCACTAAAATCAGTTGCTACTGAACTACTGAATGTTCCACCTACTGATGCAACTGATGCACTTAATTGTGTTACTTCATATACACTTGAACTAAATCTACTATCTACCGATTGAGAGAATGCACCGATATTTCCTACACCACTTATGTTTGATGCACTAAGTTCGTTAGTTATCGTTGTTTGGCTAGCAGAAACTACTAACACATTATTGTTTAAACCACTAGGTGATACTGAGAAATTAGCATTATGAACATGAACACCACTACCTGTTGCTGTTAACATTAATTCGTTATCAGCTATGATACTAATATTATTATCTATATTTCCTAATTCAATTCTACCTTGATTTCCTGAGATATGATTAGTTACTAAATCTTGACCGAATTGAATATATACTGAACCAGTTACTACTACATCACCTGTTATATTTTGTGTTCCTACGAAACCATTTGAACCAGTTGTTGCAAATGTTGTTGATTTGAATTCTTCACTTCTTAATCTACTATCTACTGATGTACTTAATGTATTAATTGTTCCACTAACTGAAGCACTTAATGCTACTCTTGCTGCTGTTGATGAACTAAAATCGGTTGCTACTGAACTACTGAAAGTTCCACCAACACTTGCTACTGAAGCACTTAATTCAGTTATTTGATAATTACTTGCAGATGTAGAAGTTGCAAATGCTCCACTAATTGAAGTTACACTTGCACTTACTGATGTAATTAAAGCTACACTTGCAGAATCAGTTGTTGCCAATGAAGCACTTAATGAAGTTTGTGAAGCTGCACTTGCACTTAATGAAGTTGCAAAAGATGAACTATTATTAGTTATTGAATTTGATTGCGTTGCATCTGTTTGATATATTGAAGAACTTAATGTATTTACATCTGATGCAATTGATGCACTTAATGCTACTCTTGCTGCGGTTGATGCTGAGAAATCAGTTGCTACTGAACTACTGAAAGTTCCACCAACTGAAGCTACACTTGCACTTAATACTGAAATATCATATGCACTTGCACTAAATCTACTATTTACTGATGCAGAATATAAACTTACATTTCCAATACCTACAATACTACCACTAATTGTACCTACCCCACCTACATATATTGAAGAACCACCTGTTAAGTTTAATGATGAACTATTACCTAAGTTCATATTTGAATCATTAACCGCTACTGCATTATTGAAATTTGCAGTACCCGTCATATCAAATGAACCAGTTAATACTTGGTCACCATTGAATGTATTTGAACCAGTTGTTGCATAACTTCCTGTTTTAGAAGTTAAACTTTGAATATTAACACTTTGAGTTGCATCAGTTTGATAAATAGAAGCACTTAATGCTACTCTTGCTGCTGTTGATGAACTAAAATCGGTTGCTACTGAACTACTGAAAGTTCCACCAACCGAAGCTACACTTGCACTTAAAGATGTGATTTCAAAATTACTTGCTGATGTTGAAGTTGCAAATGCTCCACTTACTGAACTTAAACTTGCACTTACCAATGCTATTGAAGCTGCACTTGCACTAAATGAAGTTGCTACCGCACCACTTACTGAACTTAATTGAGATGCCGCATATGCTGCACTTGCACTATCAGTTGTTGCTATCGAAGCACTTAAAGCGGTTTCAGAAGCTACACTTGCAGAGAATGAAGTTGCAAATGCTCCACTTACTGAACTTACACTTGCACTTACATTTGTAATTTCTGCTACACTTGCACTAAATCTACTATCTACTGATTGAGAATATAAAGTTACATTTCCAATACCAGTTATAGTTGATGCACTTAATTCAGCTGATATAGTTACTGATGTATCAATTGTAACACCATTAGTTGCATCAATAGTAATAGTTTGTGCACCATCATCAATTTTTAGATAGTTGGTATCATCACCAAAGAAACTATATGATGCATTACCTTTAATATGAATATCAGAAGGGGCTGTGTTATATATTTCAACTTTTCTTGCATCATTAACATCTGGTTGTAAAAATATACTTCCAGTACCTTTAATTTCATTAGTTACGATTAAAGAAGAACTTATTATTTGCTCACCTTTAAATGTATTTGAACCGGTTGTTGCATATGAACCAGTCAATGCTTCTAAACCAGAAACTCTACTTCCTAATGAACCACCTGTACCGATAGAAGATTCTATTGATGCAACTCTACTATTTACTGATGTAGAATATGCCGTTACATTACCGATACCTGCTATTGTTGAAGAACTAATTTCACCACTTACATCTAAATCACCAGTTACGATAATTGTAGATGCACTTTGTTCCATTATAGAATCACCAATATGGTCATCACCGGTTGCCACAGGTATTCTACCACTTGTTAATCCAACTTCTTCTCCTAATGAACCCGTATTTTTAGGACCAGCAATTAACATTGCGGAGTTATAAGGTGCTCCACTATCTGCCGGATGCTCATATAACCAATGATTGTTTATTGAATCCCACCATAAAGAACCTGTTCCTGCATTTGAACCACTATCTATTACCGAAATACCACCGAATCTAACTGCAGGTGATGCGGTATTTAATACTATTGTATTTGTACCAATTGATACTGCACTTGCGGTTACATTCAATAAAGATGAAGAACCATATATAGTTACATCACCTGTTACAGATAACGAACCACTAATAATTTGGTTTGCTTTGAATGTATTTGAACCAGTTGTTGCATATGTAGTTTCAATTACACCTAATCTATCTGATTGTGCATTATCTGTTAATGCTATTGAAGCACTTAATGCTACTCTTGCTGCCGCTGATGCTGAAAAATCCGTTGCAACACTACTACTAAATGTACCACCTACTGATGCTACACTTGCAGATAATGCTGCGATTTCTGCGTTACTTGCAGATGTTGATGTTGCAAACGCACCACTAATTGCAGTTACATTTGCTGCACTTGCTGAGAATGAAGTTGCAACAGATGAACTTACTGAACTTAATTGAGATGCTGCATATGCTGCACTTGCTGAATCCGTTGTTGCAATTGAAGCACTTAATGAAGTTACACTTGCTGCACTTGCACTAAATGAAGTTGCTACTGCACCACTTACTGAATTTAATTGTGAAGCTGCATATGCTGCACTTGCACTATCAGTTGTTGCTATTGAAGAACTTAAATTTGTTATTGTTGTTGCTACCGCACCACTTAAAGCAGTTTGAGAAGCGGCACTTGCTGAGAAAGAAGTTGCTACTGATGAACTAAAGTCACCAGTTACACTTGCTACTGAAGCACTTAATGCTGAAATTTGATATGCTGATGCTGAATCAGTTGTTGCAATTGAAGAACTTAAATTTGTTATTGTTGTTGCTATCGCTCCACTTAATGCGGTTTGAGAAGCTACACTTGCAGAATCAGTTGTTGCTATTGAAGAACTTAAAGCTGTTTGAGAAGCTGCACTTGCACTAAATGAAGTTGCTACCGCACCACTTAAAGCAGTTTGAGAAGCTGCACTTGCAGAATCAGTTGTTGCAATTGAAGAACTTAAATTTGTTATTGTTGTTGCAATTGCACCACTTAATGCAGTTTGAGAAGCTGCACTTGCACTATCAGTTGTTGCTATTGAAGCACTTAATCCGGCAAAACCAAATACTGATTGTGAGAATGCATTTAGATTTGCGGTACTTGCACTAAATGAGGTTGCAACCGAAGAACTAAAATCACCAGTTACACTCGCGATACTTGCTGCACTTGCACTAAATGAAGTAGCTACTGAAGCACTAAATGTACCAATGTTACCTGTTAAGTCTGGAGTTGTATTACCATCTGCACCTAATAAGAATAAAGTGTTACTACTACTTGCATAGAAAGGAACACCATCCATTAGATTTCCGTAAGATGAAGCAGAGAATATAGGAGCTGTTGCACCTTGTAGTACTCTGTTTGCAGCTACTACTGAACCACTTTCTACTGCCGCAAATACTATACCTTGTCCGTTAGTTACGCCTGTTAATTTACTTGAACCGGTAGCTATTAAAATCTCACCTTTTTGAAGTGAGCCGGTTGCTGAAGATAGTCTGTCTAAACTACCACGTCTATTCTTAATGATTTGTGCCATAATTTTATTGGGGTTACTCCTTTACTTCTAATAAATAGTTAAATTTATTAGTAATCCGTAGATTATTTGAATATATTATTGTTTTATTTTGAATTAATTCTACCACTCACCCCCATCCGCTACTGATGATGTTACATACACCTCGTAATCGGTTGCAAACGTTGTATCTACCGTTGATGCCATTGTAGAACCCGATGTAAAGTTTGCGTTAAATATATCAATCACTTGTTGTGAAGATGATATTACACCTATTGGAAAATAGTTTTGTATGCTAGCCAACGAATTTGCAATAGATGCACTTACCAATGCTTCTGATGCTGATATAGATTGGCTTACTGCTGCTAATTCTAAATCCGTTGCAAAGGTTGTACTTAATGAAGAACTAAATTGTTCTACTGCATCTAATCTACTATCTATTGAACTACTAAATGGTTGTATATTACCTATTAAATTAATTGCCTCATTTCCAGTTGAACTTAATAAATGTAAAGTAGAACTACCGCTTGTATAATATGGAATACCATCAATTAAACCATTATAAACTCCGTTTGATAAATCAGGTGCAGTTGAACCCGTTGTTTTCATTATTCTATTTGTTGCCTGAACTGAACCACTTTCAGTTGTAGTAAACATAATAGAAGAACCATTTGAAGATGGGATACCAATAGATGCTGATGCAAATATTACCTCACCTTTTTGTAGTGAACCAGTAATAGTAGATAATCTCTCTAAACTACCACGTTTTAATTTTAATATTTGACTCATTATATAGGTTTCCTATGTTATTTATTTTTTAATTATGTTAAAATTCGCCTTGATCAATTATTTGTGAAGAAGTAATATAAACTTCGTAATCTGTTGCGTATATATCATTTAATGAAGAACTAAATTGATTAAATGTTGTTGAACTTGCACTAAATGATTGAGATACCGATTGTGTATATGAATTGAATGAAGCGGTCGTTACAAGTCCCACCCCAGTTGCTACTATACCAATACTTGCTGCAATTGATGCACTTATTGCTGCAACTTCTATATCGGTTGTAATTAAAGATAATGCTCCACTCAACGATGAACTAACAATATCAATCACCTGCGTATTTATATCTACACCAATTTCCGCTGCATCTTGTAACGATGAACCACTCTCTATTTGTTTTAATCTAATTAAACTTGCCATATTATATAAATATCGTTTATTCTTATAATCCGTATTTTAAATTAAGATACATTCAATTGTATATAATCAACCCATGGACCATGATTGCCATTCCAAAATCCTGCATCTACACCCGTTAATTGAACTTCCACCGTTGTTATTGTATTAAATGTTGTTGGAATTTCACTTCTATTTAAAGTCAATGTTATATCGGTATAATTTAGGGGAGCTATGGTTGTTCCTGTTGTTTTTGTTGCAATTGTTGTTCCAGAGGAGTTTTTGAATAATAATACAAAATTATATGTGTCATTGTTATTAGGGCCGTTTTCCTCACTTTTAATGTTGATAACACCACTAAAAGAATTTGCCGATGTAATCAAACTACTTACATTTACAGATTGGGAAACGGTTCTACTTACATATGTAAAGTATAATACTCCATTTAAAACTGCAATTCGATTTGATGAAGTAAATGACCATGTTCCAAATCCACCACTTGCTGTCCATTCCGTTGTTCCGGAACTAAAATCAGAATTAATTAATAATTGTGTTGGAGTTAATTCTGTTGTTAATTCAGGCCATATTTGATTATTATTCAAAAATGCCTTTGTCGCGGAATTACCGTTTAACCTTATTGAAGTTGCATTTCCAAATACTGGCATAACTTATCCTATTATAATGTAAAGAGTTCCACTTACCGGTGTCAATGCCGCGTATGAAGCGGATGTTATAGTTTGTATTGATGATAGATTTGATGAACTTATTAATCCGTTTGGTAATTGTGCTGAACTACTATAAATACCACTACCATTTAATACTTGTGCCGAACTACTTATTGCACCATTCAAAGAAGTTAAATAAGATGATGTTGCATTTTCTAAACTATCTATTCTATTATCAAATGAAGAACTTGCACTATAATAACTTTGTGTGAATGATAAATAAGATGCTGATATAGTGTTTAATGAACTTAAATCTATTGATGTTGAGATGAATCCGAATGTGGTTATTTGTGCCGATGAACTTATTGTTCCTGCTACTGCACTACCACTTATAATTCTACTATTAAATGAAGCACTATCGGTTGAATATGATGCAGTAGATAATTTACCATCTAAAGAACTACTCAATGCCGCCGTTACTAAATCTGTTGCAAATGTAGTATCTAACGAAGATGTTAATTGATTGATTGAAATTTTATAGGTTGTACTACCGGATATACCCACTACAAAAGTTGTGTCTAATGTTGCAGGTGTTAATGCTGGTAATTCTGAAATTTTTACTTTTGCCATTTTATATTATTATATCCTCGCCATTTTCTGTTGTTAAATCAAAATCCTCTTCGTTAGTGATATTAATCCAATCAAATTTACTTACTATTTCAAAGTTTGTTTCATCAAAATTATCATCTACCGCTTCATTTTTTTGTATAGTAATTACAATATTTTCACCAACTATAACATCATAAGTATTTTTATCTACCAACAACCCACCACAATAAATATCAAAATCTTTTGCAGTTGGTGTTTCATTGTTAAATAATAATTTATATGTGGTTATTGTTAATACATAATAAGTAGAATGTTCTATTAATAAATCAGGCTGTATTCCAAATTCTCTATTTGCATAATTCATCATATCAATTCTATGTTTATTTATTGCATCTAAATTTCTATTTTGAACTTTAATATTTGGTTTAGATTTTGTTTTTCCTTTAGGTGTTACATAAGTAGGTGCTGCAATATTTGGTTGAATATTTTCGGTTGCCAAATATTTTAAGTATTCTAATTTTGTATTAGATTTTTGTTGAACTGATATGTTAGGTCTTTGTTTCATTATTTACCAAACGTTCCTGTTATTTGTAAGATATCGTTTCCACTTAATGTATATGGAAAATTAGAAATAGGTAATTTGAATCTTACACTATCACCATAATTTTCTACATTGTAATCATGCATCCCAATACTTTGTTGATTTATATCTAATAAAATAATTGCTTGTCTTTCTTTTAATATTTTACCACTATTTTTATCTATTATATTTTTAGGTAGTTTATATCCTTTTAACTCAAAAATAAAATAAGTTGAATCTGTATTTACATAATCCAACTTTTTATTTATTAAACTAACATAGGGTAATATGTTTTGTAATACACTCATTATACTAATAAAAATTTACCTGCAATATGCACTTCATCATTGGTATCTAATGGTGTAACGGGGTCCATAGCTACTTTGAATGTAATTGTAATTGTGTTTGATGTAGATGTTAAATCATAATAATTTTTAGAATACTTAACACCATTTACATATACTTTTATTGTATCTTCAACTGTTAAATCTAATTCAGTTGGTGGTTGAATTATTTTACATCCACTAAATGTAACTGCATACCCATTTGGATTTGATTCTGCTTTTGTATTATTAATTTCTAAATAATCATATAATATTTTATTTGCATTATAATCATTTGTTGAAATATCCGCACTTGCTTTACCACTCATATCAGTTTCCATAGTTACAATAGTTGCTCTTGTTGAAATACTTTTTTTAGTAGTAGGTTCATTATCAAATCTTTCAGGAATAAGATATGCTTTTGCTAACATTGTAAATTCAGTTCTTACAATTCTTTCACTATTATCAGTCATTTCCATAACCTTATCAAATGAATCTATTTCTACTTTAAATTTAAATTTATCTTTATCACCCCAATATTCATCTGCTGCCCATTTGAAAGATTCTACAATCGTATTCATATGTTCAGTAAAGTTTGTCCAAATCATTACCTCATAACTAATATCCACATAATCTGGCATAGTTACATCATATACTTCTTTTCTTGGTTGAAAATTGTTTAAGATAGAAAATTTATCATATACATTTTTCTTAGAATATTTTTGAAATGATGGGTAATGAACAAATCTATTTAACACCGGGACTGATTCATTTCTAGCAACCGTTGTTCTTTTAAACATAATAAGTGGTAACTGAATTTTACCTCTTTTATCTCTATATACTCCATCTACTTGTGCCGATTTCCATCTTTCTGCATTACCATAAATAACCGGAACATTAATTTCCGCATTATCTACTTTTAATTTAGGAACAACTATATCATTCATATAATTGAAAATAGCACTATCAACATCATATAATGAAATACCTCTGCGAGATTCTACATCCGCTCTCGGTAATTGTTCTGCTCTATTAAGTGGTTTTCTTAAAGGGTTATTAGTTGCCATTATATATTCCTAGGTTCTATGTTCAATTGAGAACGTCTTGTTAAGTAAGTAATACATTCTATACCAAAGTTATTAGCCGCTTGCATACCTACTAATTGTGTTTGGTTAGTATTTGTAATTTCGTAGTAACCATCATTGAAAGAAATTATATCACCAACTTCTGGCATTACATCTTTAACAATACAAGTATCTTGATTGAATCGGAATGTTACTTCTTGTATCGTATCTTGTCCAAACCCATCGTATTGTTGACTTTCATCACCATACTCTACCATACCGAATATAGAAACACCCTCATAGTATGCCTTATCTAAAGACTCACCATAAAGGTTTGTTTTACTTTCATTTGAAATCATTTTGAATAAGAAGACTTGTGTTTGTACCACTGCATCTACTAATTCTCTACTTATATTCTGAAAGAAATTATAATCTTTTGTTCCTATGAAACGCGGCATCTGCTTATCCTATATAAAATGGTAATGGAATATTCTTTAACATTTTTTGAACTTGCTCAGCTTCCTGTGCTTTGTATTCCATTTGTTTTGGTCTACTAAGTTCTTCTAAATCTTGTCTTAATTGTTCGTATAATCTATCCTTATCATTTTGTGCTTCTGCTCTTAAACTTGCACCATCTAATGAAATCTCACCTTCTGGAATTGGAATACTTGCATATTTTTCTCTAATACCACCTAATAATTCTTTTGCTAATGCTAAGGTATATTTCCAAATCCATTGTTTACCAACTGAATTAATAGAATCATATGTCATACTATCATATCTAATATTTGCATAGTTACTTATTTTAGATGTATCTTTTGCTATACTTGCCGCTGTTCTTTCACTTGTTATTACATACTCAAACCATAAGTTAGTTGGAGTTGCCGATGTTGAACCTGGTATTGGGAAAATTTCTAAAATATTATTTACTAAATTAAATGTATATGCACTTCTACGAACCTGGTCATTAAATTCAATTGCTTGTATTCTTAAAAGGTCTTCGTAAATTGGCATTAATACAAATTGTGCTGCCGGAGAGAATGCACTAAACCCAAACTCATCCATTAAATTCAATGTACCAACTGCCGAAACTGCGTAAGGGTCAAAAAATCTACTAATAGCCGGAATTCCAGTATAGTATATTCTTGTAATTGTAATTGGTGTGTTATAATGTGAACCACTTTCTAATGAACCTAATGGTATGGTTGCAACATATCCACCACTACCACTACTTATACTTTCTGATACTTGTGATAAATTTTTTAAATCGTATCTTTGAACTCCAGGATGTAAGTCTACACTTCCTTTATATACACTAGCTCCAGGTCCTAATCCAATTTCTGAACCATATGAATTTGCAATTTTAACTATTTGTGTTGTATTTCCACCTTCTAAATATGTAGTTGTAAGATTTGTATCATTACTTTGTCCTAACATATTATATAAGTTGTTACGAATATTAAATGCATTAACCTGAGCTGAGTATTCTGAAATTGCTTCTTCAAATACTGCATATATATTTTGTGGTAATAATTCTACGTTCTGAACAGGATATCCTAATCTCTTAGCTACCCAATCATTTACTTTATCGGCGTGTTCTCTGAATATACTTTCACTATCATATAATCCAAATGGTGTTGAACCAGTTGTAAATGATGAGCTTCCGGGCCAATTAATATTAGTTACTAAATCTGATGCCATTGTTTTCCTTTTGTATAAATATGAAAAATATTCTAATTATACTTCATAAAATACTTTTTATAATATTCTGATTGTTTTTCTATACAAATTTC